AGGCGGTAACGCACCATCATTTAAACTTCCAGTTGTTTCAGTATAATTAGTTCCTATATCTATTGGACTTGCATTCTGTAACTTTAAAGCACCTGATGCTGTATGGTGGTAAACGTTCCAACCAGTAGCCCCAGCACTTGCCGCTGGAGATGCAACAGTTAACACATCATTCGCACCAATAGCTTGTGTTTTTTCGCCACCACTAAAAGTAACAGTTGGGTCTGAAGAATATCCAGAACCGCCAGATCCAATAGTAACAGAAGTCACAACACCACCTGTGAGGAATGCTGTTCCTGCCGCACTAGATCCTCCACCGCCACTAAAAGTAACAGTAGGAGCAGTTGAATAACCAGCACCACCTGTTGCAATAGTGACAGAACTTACGGCATCACCTGTACGAACTGCTGTGCCAGTAGCACCAGAAGCAGTTGGAGTGCTTTCACCGTTGGCAGTAATATATGTTGTAGATATATAATAGGTTCTAGATAATTTTGAACCATCAGTTGAATAACCAGTTGTTGAGATAGCAGGTTGTGCTACATCATTAACCCCAATAACTTGAGTTGATTCATTACTGGGAATAGACTCCCCATTAGCAGTAACATAGGTTACTGTAACATAATAAGTTCTAGCTGTTTTTGATCCACCTAAAATAGTCCCTGTTCCTGTAGTAGGAGTCGCAGGCTTAGGCATATAACCATACTTGAACGGATTGTCTATACCGTTTGACATGCACAACTTTGTGCGGAACATTGTCCAATTCAATGGATAAGTTGCGGTTAATCCTGTTTTGATTACTGTAGAAAAACCACCAGTTGTGGAATCATACCTTAGTAACCTAGTATCCCCTTGTGCCAATATTTCAAAACCATCAGGATAATCACCTTCATAAATCATTAATGAATCTATTTTCGGCCCTGCACTATCCAGTTTAAATATTATATCCTGTGTTGTGTCAGCAGCCCAACCAGTATTAACAGTATCGGTAGCGAAAGCATTACTCCCATGAGTAGGAGAGGAAGAATCAGTACCGATACGCACGTAATTACTGGCATCACCAGAATTATACTCAAGAAAAATAGCGTAATTACCAGCAGTCGCAGCGTAAGGTTCCTCGAAAGTAAATTGTACAAAAGCAAATGTTCCTGTCAATACAGAGACATCAACATCTATACTGGTTGCAAGCAAAGAACCTGTCGGCAAACCACTTGTTCCAACAGAACCAGTAACAGCATATATCTTAGCTTTCATTACACTGTCTGCTGTCGGTGTGCCAACCTTATCCAGAAAAAAATCTACCGTTTGTATGTTCTTATCTGAACCTAATGTTACTGCAAACCCAACTTGTTCATTGTTGTTGGAATACATTGATATCTGTGCTGATTTATTACTTGATGCATAAGTATCTATACTATTTCCTGCCGCATGACCTAACGCCAATGCATTAAATAATGTTCTGCCCCTTCGTTTGGATACCTCACCATTCAATGCAACACGTGCATTCTGCAATTCAGTCGCATAATCAGCAGATATATTACCCTCACCTACCGCAATATCGAAGAGTCCCTTATTGTTACTCTCAAATACTTTTTGCCTCATTGCCATATCAGCGTGCCACCTTATAATTCTTACGAGTTAATGGAACAAACCTGACAGAACCCCTATCCCTACCAAGTAACTTCCTTAACAAACTATTAGCTAGTGCCATCTCACGATCCCTCTTGGCGAAATCCTGATCATACTCAGCATACTTAGCCTTGACCATGTGACGTATTACTACTTCCTGATGCGGTGTCGTATCTGAATCAGCACTCAAATCAGATAAATCCTTTGTGTACCAATATGTCATTACCGTTCCGTTTTCATCTGACGTTGGTACTGGGTTTACTTTTATCTGATCTACCTGGGATGCATTCTTTCCCCAAGGAACCCACACGATTGGTAATCCTGTGTTACCTTGTATAACAAACTCTTGGAAATCTTGATTGTTGTTAACCTTGTAAACAAATTTATTTCCATCGTCTATATAAAATCGTTCCCCAACAATTCTGGTTACATCCGCATTGGACGCAAGCGTATACGTTGAAGTACTGGTAACCAAGGAGATTGTTCCCTCCTCCTTTAATATCTCCCAGTTATTCATTATGTTCAGCTCTTGGATAGATTCATTTATATAATCCAAGATACGCTGTTTAGAATCAGCAACAAGACTGGACGATGAGTCTAAGCCTAAGTCACGTAGTACAGGATCTCTTAGTGTAGAGAGAGACATTTTTTCTCCGTTATATTTTTAATTGCTTCAGACCAATACTTACTATTCTTTCTAACATCAAAGTGTTCGTGAACATATTCTTGTGCCGCTTTACCTATACGTTCACGCAAAGATGGATGTTCAACAAGCTTGTCTACCCAAAATTCAAACTCTTCTGTGTTCGTATATAAGAAACCATTTATACCATGCGTGATTAAATTAGAGTAAGGCTCTATATCTTTAACAACACAAGGTATGCCTAATGCCGAATATTCGATCCACTTGATCGGGCTTTTACTTTTGTTTAAATCATTATCAGCTAAAGGAATAATTCCTATGTCTGCATTTAATAAAATCTGTTTGTATGGATGAACCTTTATATCTACCGAACCATGATGAACAATCTCAACGTTTTCATGTTTTGTTGATATGTTTTTTAACTCAGAAGATATTTCGTTTAAGTCTTCGTAACGAGAAGAATCACCATGCCATGTGATTATAATTTTATCATCCTTCTCAATCTTATACGGTTTCCATATGTTTAAATCTAAGGAATTTGGTAACACAGTAATGTTATCGTTATACTCACCATACACATCTGCTAACTTTGTTGTAGACACAAAAACACCGTCTGCTTTTTCTAGAATTTCCTTTGCTATCTCTAACTTATTTTCGTTGTTCTCTACAAAAATATTATCATCATGATCAATAATAACTTTCTTTGGAGGAGACATATCCTTCATTACGGTTACCAAGCGTAAAGACTCTTCGCTTGTCGCATGAGGTAAAATAACAACATCGCATGTTTGCAACAACTGGAACAAGCTATTATCCATGCCACTGCCTGACCCACCAATAGCAACATCAAAACCATTCTCATCGTCTAAGAAAGTTAACGGTTGCTCAATCCTGTAAAAACCACTAGCTCCCTTATCACGAACAATGCCACAAACTTTTGTGTATTCCATTATCTAAGGTAAACTATGCACCATAGCTGTATATTCAGCCACGTCCTATGTAGGAGATCAGTAATCATTGTTGTCATGCTGTTCATAAATGAAAACCCGATGGTAACTCTGCGTTATTTTTATTTAACTTCTCAAGGTTATCTATCATAACTACTTGGTTCTCTACTTGCTTTTTAAGAACATCTATCTGTGATTCAAGAATTGCACACCTTGTGCGTAATTGAGATTCCACAGGAGATTCCTTTGGAGTTTCTTTAGTAACTTCAGTTGATTCACCACCATAAGTAGTTAGCATAATTAAAAATTCTGATTACAGGTTCTAAATTCTGGATGATCAGAGAAGAAACGCTTGACTGCTTTCTTCATAGATTTCTGGTCACCATCGACTATGTCTTTATATTTAGGTTGCATGAGAAACACAGAAGGAATACTGCCAATCTTCCTCAGCGACCTTTCATCTGAGAAACCATTGTCGCTATAAGTGCGAACATCCTTCACCTCTTTTCCAACTGGATCGGTATCCTGAATATGCTTTATACCCAGACTACCCTTTGCGAAATCATTAGGCTTCGTATATTCTAAACGTGTAGCAAGCTGGTCTAAGGTGTGATTATCATTCATAATAAAGTATAAGTAAGGGAGGGTTGCCCCTCCCATACTCATTAAGGTTTATCAACTGGATTATGCAGTTGATGTGTTAAATACAGTTCCGCTGGCTGCTTCGTTATAAGAAACCAACGTCCACTCAGATTCAACCATTCCTCTTCGGGCTGATCCAACCTTTGCAAGTGGGGTATGTTTGACTGGACGTAGCATTGCTACAGACCACATATCCTTCTGTAATATACTGACAGCTTTTTCGGGCATATAACGATCAAGTATGATACGTTGTAAGCCGAAATCACTTTCGTATACATCAACCGAAAGCACTAACTTCTTAGCGAAGGACTCAATGTTTTTCGTTGAGCCTGCTGTGAAAGCAGAAATCTTTCGTTTATTCCAACCGTGGGCATATGTCGTATCAGGATTTCCACCCTGAATGAATATCTCCTGCAACATATTATTATATACAGCTTCCGTTATATCATTAGTTCCCATCGTAGCTGAATTAGTTGTTACCCAACCAGTTCCTGTACCACCTGTGGTACTATCACTGATTCCTCTAGAACCTCTTGCTACTGAAGCAGAACCTGCAGCAGATTCTCCTTTTACAATCGCAACTTCCATGCCACGAGCGATATTCTTAAGAGCTTT